CTGCTAATATTTTTACGAGCTGGAGTGATGCAGAAAAGGCAGCTATAGGTCTTTACCCTGTACAGACTGATAATTCAAATTACAAAGATCCGACATTTTATAAAAACAGAAGTGAGTCTTTTCAGTTTGATGCAACAAACAAAGTGGTAAAAAAAGTTTGGAAGACAGCAGAAGACCATGAGATGGAAGATAAAACAGTTGATGGTGTCACTGTTGAGGGATTAAAAACTAAAAAAATTAATGAAGTTAATAATCAAGCTTTTCACATTTTAAAGCCAACAGATTGGATGGCAATCAAAGCTAGCGAAGTGTCTGATTATTCAGTGCCAGACAATGTTTCTAAATTTAGAACTGCAGTACGAGCAAAATCCAATGATATGGTTACAAGAATAAAAGCAACAAAAGATGTAAGAGTTTTAGAAACTTTGTACACATATACAAATACAGGCACAGAATCTAAACCTGTAATGACTAGACCTTTAGGGGAGTTTCCAAAGCTGGAGGACTTCTAAATGCCTTTAATAATACCAAGTAACAGTCAGAGTGCAACTGGTTACACAATAGACCAATCAATTAGGTTTAACAGTTCAGATAACCCAGCAATGTCAAAGACTTTTTCTGGTGCTGGAACAAATAAAACATGGACATTTAGTTGTTGGTTTAAAAGAGGTGGTAAAGAAGAAACACGAAATATGATATTTAGTGCAGGTTCTGCTGGTAATAGCTTTGGTGGTTTAGAAATAGGACATGGTGCAGGCACAAGTTATGGAAGAGCACCACTAATATTTTATAATTACACTGGTGGTGGTTACGACTGGAGATTGCAAACAAGCATGGCTTTTGCAGATTTTTCAGCTTGGTATCACGTAACAGTTGTTTGTGATACAACTAATGCTGTTGCCTCTGAAAGAGCAAGAATATATATTAATGGAGTAAGAATTACAGATTTTAGTTCATCCATATCAGCACCTTCTTTTCCATCTTTAGATTTTGCTGGAAATCATTGGATGGGTACAACTGAACATGACATAGGCACGTCAATATACACAACACAAAATTTTGATGGATATCTAGCTGAAATTCATAACATAGATGGACAAGCATTAGATTGTAATAGCTTTGCAGAATTTAATGATTCAGGAATCTGGATACCCAAAGAATATAGTGGCAGTTATGGAACTAATGGATTTAAAATTGATGGCAGAGATAGCTCTGACTTAGGGGACGATGAATCAGGTAATGGTAATGATTTTACGACAAGTGGACTTGCAGCACATGACCAAGTTTTTGACGCACCTACGAATAATTTTTGTGTATTAAATCCAATAAGCAAACCCTCCTATGGTTCTTATATGGATAGAAATGTTACTGGTGTAAATTTACAAGTTACTGAAAATGGAGATGGTGTTGTTCAATCTTATGGTTATGGAACTTTTGTAATTAGTAGTGGTAAATGGTATTATGAATTTTACACAAACACATATCCAGCAGCTAATGCTATTGCTTTTGGTTGGATTGAATTAGAAAATGCAATGACAGCAACGGATTCAGGAAGTAGTTGGAAAACTCCCGGAATGAATCAACGACATACATCAAGCTCTTATTCTAGCTGGACGTGGGGTTTAAATAATCAAACAGCAACTGGTTTGTCTGAATTTGGACAAGGTGTAGTAATTGGAGTTACTACTGACTTTGATAATAATACATTTACATTAACAAAAAATGGTAGTGCATATGGCTCAGTAGACTTTGATTCTGTATCTCCCACTTACACTTTAAGTGGAGTTGAACATCTTCCATTACTATTTTTTGGTGCAGATGGTGCATCACTAGCAACATTAAATTTTGGACAGGATTCTACATTTAATGGTGCATTAAGTGCTGGAGGTAATGCAGATGGAAATGGACATGGAAATTTTAAATATGCAGTGCCAAGTGGTGCATTAGCAATTTGTTCAAGGAATTTAGGGAGTTAATATGGCAGCACCAACAATACCAAATGGCGAAACACAGTTCTTCCCAATTATTTACGAGGGAAACGGAGCTGGACAACGTGTCGGTAAGTTTGTACCTTTTACAGATAATGGTACTATTGCCAATAGTTTGATATTTAATAACGGGGATAGTCCTAGATTAAATCGCACACCTAGTGGAACAGGAACAAGCAGAAGAATATACACTTTAAGTTTTTGGGCAAAACCATCTGTATCAAGCACTGTAAGTGATGAGAGATATATAATTAATGCTGGGTCTTATGGTAATGATGATGGTATAGTTTTTAAATATCCTGATAGAACAATGCAATTTTGGATAAATGGTACATCCACTGCAAATTTAAAAACGAATAGAACTTTTGAAGATAGTTCTAAATTTTATCATATTCTTGTTGCTGTTGATACGACTCAATCAACTGCAAGTGATAGAGTAAAAATATATGTAGATGGTGATCAAATAACAAGTTTTAGTGTAGAGAATTATCCATCACAAAATTATGATGGTAACTGGGGTAACGCTGTTTTAACAAATGTAGGTTCATCAGGCAGTCCTAACAGATATTATAATGGATATTTAGCAGAGGTTAACTATGTAGATGGTACAGCACTTACACCTGACACATTTGGACTTACGGACACATCAACTGGCAGATGGATCCCCAAAGCATTAACAGGTATTACCTACGGAACTAATGGGTTCAGATTACAGTTTGGATCATCAAGTGCACTTGGAGATGACACCAGTGGAAATGAGAATGATTTCAGTGTGACAAACCTTGTAGCTGGAGACCAGACCACCGATAGTCCAACTCAAAACTTTAATACACTCGGAAGTGCATTTTCAGGTGTTACCTTAAGTCAAGGCAATCTTACAGTGAACACAGGTACGAGTGGTTCTTATATACAAGCTGTAGGACAACCAGCATTTGGAGTAGCAACTGGGAAATGGTATTGGGAAGTGAAAGTAACAACTGTTGGTAAGGGACTTTATGGTTGGAAAGATGATGGATCACAGGGTGGTTCACAGGCTAATCAAGGTGCTACATCTGCATCTGGTAATTTGTCAACTGGTAGTTCTGGTTCATTCAGTGCTGGTTCTTGGTTTATAGATATGGATTATGATACTGAAGTAAATTATACAACAGTGTCGACTAATGATGTTTTAATGTTTGCTATAGATTTAGATAATGGTAAGGGTTACTGTGGAAAAAATGGAACTTTTTTTAATAGTGCCGATCCAGCTAATGGCACTGGTTCTATTGGTGGATGTCATAGAGCAAATGGAATTAATAAATTTTATCCTTGTGCAAATAGGTTAGACACAGCAAGTGTGGGAGAGTTTAATTTTGGACAAAGAAGTTTTGCATATACCCCACCAACTGGGTTTTTGCCTTTACAACAAGACAACTTGCCAGAGACTGCTAAAGGGGTGAGTGGATTGGTGTGGACAAAGAATAGAGATAGAAGTAGATCACCAACATTATATGATTCCAGTAAAGGGAGACACCTTGCAATGTTTGCTAGTGGTAATGATGCTGACACCACCTACACAGATGGTTTACAAAAATTTTTAGCTGGTGGTCAACAAATAGAAGATAATGATCATGAAAATCAATCTGGTGATTCTTTTGTAAGCTGGAATTGGGTAGCTAACGGAGGCACAACTGCAAGTAATGGTGATGGTTCAATTACCTCAACTGTCCAGGCTAATACGACAGCTGGATTTAGTATTGTGCAATATACTGGAAATGCTACTGCTGGTGCAACAGTTGGACACGGATTATCTTCAACACCTGAATGGTTTGTAATAAAATCAAGGTCAGTTGCTACTAATTGGTATGTATATCATAAATCAATTGGTGCATCTTCTGGTTTATATTTCAATACTAATGCACAAGCTGGTTCTGGTTCAGCTAATGCTTGGAATCAAACAAATCCAACATCAAGTGTTATTACTTTGAACGGCTCAGGTTATGGAAGTAATAATGCAAGTGCAACTTATTTAATATATGCTTGGCATGGAGTTGATGGCTTTAGTAAGTTTGGAAAATATGTTGGAAATTCTAGTAACGATGGAGTTTTTGTGTATCTTGGTTTCCGTCCTTCATTTTTGATGTTGAAAAGATATGCTGGGGGAGATGCTGATTGGATGATGGCTGATTCAAAAAGATGGTCATTTAATCGAGGAGTTGGCACATCAAGTAGCACTAATATAATAGTGACAAATAGTAGTGGGGCAGAAGTAACAAATTATGCTAATATCGATTTTTTAAGTAATGGTTTTAAATTAAGGTCAAGTGTAAGTGCTAACCTTTCTAGTGGCACTTATGCTTACATGGCATTTGCTGAACATCCATTTGTTGGGGACGGAACAAACCCTGTGACTGCGAGGTGACATGCCTTTAATTCGTATACCTTTCAAGGGTGGTTTTAACAAACAAATAACACAAAGTGAAGCAGCAAACCAATGGACAGATGGTGACTTTGTTCGTTTTCGTTATGGTGAACCTGAAAAAATTGGTGGTTGGCAACAAGCTGTATCAACAACTTTACCTGGAGTGGCAAGAGCCTCACACATTTGGACTGATAAAGATGGCACAGAATACATAGCTATAGGAACAAGTAAAGGTTTATTTTTATTTTATGGTGGTGGTATTTATGACATTAGTCCACTTGAAACTGCAATAACAGGATTAACTTTTACCTCTACAAATGGCTCTGCAACAGTTACTGTCAATAAAACCTCTCATAATTTAACAGCAGGTGAGTTTGTTGTTTTTTCATCTGTGACGATGCCTGGAAGTGGTACAGGATTTACAGCAGCTAATTTTACTGACAATCCTTTTCAGATTATTACAGCAGCCACAAATAGTTTTACAATAACAATGCCTTCAAGTGAATCTGGCTCAGGTATGACAGCAGCAGGATCAGGTACAGTGCAATCTTATTTTCCTGTTGGTTCAGCAACACAGACTCTTGGTTTTGGGTGGGGTACAGGAACTTGGAATGGTTCTACTGCTTGGGGTTCAGCAACCTCAGCTTCAGCTAC